CACAGGTTCATTAAATATGAATGGTACATTGAATGCTACTTCTTCTAACGCAGTTTCAGCTTCATATGCTTTAACAGCATCATTTGCTGCTACTCCAACTGTATCTGGTATAAGTGGTATTTCAGGTCGCTCAGGCTTATCAGGTATAGGATTAATTTGGGAAGGTGCTTGGAGTAGTGTTACAAATTATCAAATTAATGATATAGTTTCATCAGGCGGTAATTCTTATATAGCATTAAACAATAATTCAGATGCGGCTCCATCTGAATCACCAAGTTCATGGGCATTAATAGCAGGGTCAGGTTTATCAGGTCGCTCAGGTATTTCAGGTTTAAGCGGTGCTTCTGGTGCAAGCGGAGCTTCAGGTCGCTCAGGTCTTTCAGGTATAGGATTAAGTTGGATCTCAGGAGGATGGGATTTTGAATTAACTTATTCCATAAATGATTTAGTATCATATAACGGAAGTTCATATATTTGTATTTTAGGAAATATAAATCAAATACCTTCATCTTCTCCAAGTTATTGGGAACTAGTAGCAGCCTCAGGCATCTCAGGTCGCTCAGGTATTTCAGGTATAAGTTTTGTATGGAATGGAATTTGGAGCTCTATTGCAACTTATGATATAAATGATGTAGTTTATTATCAAGGAAGTTCATATATTTCTTTAGAAAATAGTAATACAAACTCTATACCTAGTGCTTTATTTAAATGGGCTAATATGTCTGTTTCAGGTCTAAGTGGTATAAGTGGCATATCAGGAATTTCAGGCATCTCAGGTCTTTCAGGTCGCTCAGGCATCTCAGGTCTTTCAGGTATAGGATTAATTTGGGAAGGTGCTTGGAGTAGTATTACAAATTATCAAATTAATGATATAGTTTTATCAGGTGGTAGTTCTTGGATTGCTTTAAACAATAATTCAGATGCAGCTCCATCTGAATCGCCAAGTTCATGGGCATTAGTAGCGGCGTCAGGTATTTCAGGACGTTCAGGTATTTCAGGTTTATCAGGTTTATCAGGAATATCAGGTTTATCTGGTACCTCAGGTCGTTCAGGTTTATCAGGCATCTCAGGTCTTTCAGGCATAGGATTAATTTGGATCTCAGGAGGATGGGATTTTGAATTAACTTATTCCATAAATGATTTAGTATCATATAACGGAAGTTCATATATATCACTTCAAAATAATAATTCAAATCAAATACCTTCATCTTCTCCAAGTTATTGGGAACTAGTAGCGGCTTCAGGCATCTCAGGTCACTCAGGTATCTCAGGTATATCAGGTCGTTCAGGCATCTCAGGTTTATCAGCACTTGTAAGTTGTAGTTTAGCAGTAAGTGGTTCAACAACAGCTCAAAGAGCAATTACAGCTACATTTTCAAATCCAGATAGTTCACCATTAACACAACCACAACAATTAATACATTGGTGGACAAGTACAGCGGAAACGGGATCAGCTTCTATTGTATTCGCCGGAGCTACTTATTTAGTAGTTTCAGGTAGTAATGTTGTACCTATATCAAACTCAGGTTCAATTAATCATGCTGTAACAGATTCAAGTGGTAGATTTACTGTACGTTTAACTGGTGGTTCAGGAGGATCAAATACTACATTTTGGTTTAATACTGAAGTACAAGGTATAATATATTCAATTAGTTCAACATTAAATAATGGAGGATTATAATTAAAATAAAATAATATAAAAGTCATGAAAATAGAAAAATTAACAGAACAAGAAATTTCATCAGTAAAAGAAATTCAAAAATTAAGAGCTGAAATAATTGAAAAATATGGATTAATTGAAATGTCAATCCAAGATTTAAAATTACAAAAGCAAGAAGTAACTGAAGAACTTAAAGAAATTAAAATAACAGAATTAAAATTAAGTCAAGAACTTCAATCAAAATACGGTGTAGGAACTATTAATATAGATAGTGGAGAATTCATCGGAAACGAATGATTTTAAGATTCCTTAATATATTTATAATAAACATTAAACTTATTAACAAATAACATGGCAGAAACATTAATTTCCCCTGGTGTATTAGCAAGAGAAAACGATTCATCGTTCATCAGACAACAACCAGTTAACGTAGGTGCAGCAATTATCGGTCCTACAGTTTTAGGTCCCGTTGAAATTCCAACTGTTGTTACCTCATACAGCGATTACGTAAATAAATTTGGTGCAGGATTCCAAAGTGGTAGTGATAATGTATCATTCTTTACTTCAATTGCTGCTTATAATTACTTTAATAATGGTGGTACATCATTATTAGTAGCTAGAGTAGTAAGTGCAAGTAGTGCTTGGACATCAGCAACTAGTACAGCAATTTTAAATAATGTAGAAAGTGGAGTATTAACTACAGGTTCTGCTTTAAGTAATATTTCTACTAACTCAACAGCATCAGTTTCAGGTACTACAGGTAGTTTAGCTACAGGTAGTTATATTTACTCAGGTACAACAGGATCAGGAGCTATATTTAGTGTAGTTAAAACTAGTGGATCAGTAGTAACTAGTATTACAGCTACTACAGCAGGTACAGGATATAATATTGGTGACACATTTACATTCCAATCAGCTTCAATCGGAACAGTTGGTAATGTAGTTGCTACATTAGCTGCTACTGATATTGTAAATTCAACTACTCCAGCATTTGTTTTAAAAACATTATCTGAAGGTATTATTATGAACAGTTCTTCATCAATAGATGTAAGTGGTTCATTAGCTTCAGGTTCAGCAGATAACATTAGATATCAAATCTCAAATGCAGATACAGCATCAGGAACATTTAGTTTATTGATTCGTCAAGGTAATGATAACACAAACAATCCAATTGTATTAGAAACTTGGACTAATTTATCATTAGATCCATTTGCTGCTAATTTTGTTACAAAAGTACTTGGAGATCAAGATCAAAATTATAACGCTACAAATAACCAAATTGAAGTATCTGGTTCTTACTTTAACGCATCACGTTATGTAAGAGTTTCAGCAGTAAATACTCCAACTCCATATTATTTTGATAATACAGGAGTAGCTAAACCACAATATACATCATCAATCCCAGTTAACGCTAGTGGTTCATTTACAGGTGGTATTGGTACAGTATCAGCAGGAGCTAAGTTTTATGAAACTATTGATAATACAAATACACAAGGTTTAATAGGTACAGATTATGACAACATGATCAACTTATTATCAAACCAAGATGAATACAAATTTAACATTTTATTTGCCCCAGGATTATATAACTCAGGATATACATCACAATGTACATCAATGATTAATAATACTCAAACAAGAGGAGATAGTTTATTTGTATTAGATTTAGTACCTTATAACACTAGTGTTTCAACAGTAACAACACAAGCTAATTCAAGAAATACTTCATACGCTGCTTCATACTGGCCTTGGGTTCAAATGATTGATCCTGCAACAGGAAAAAATGTTTGGGTTCCAGCATCAACAGTAATGGCAGGTGTGTTTGCATTTAATGATACAGTAGCTGAGCCTTGGTTTGCACCAGCTGGTATTAATAGAGGTGGATTACAAGTAATTAGAGCAGAACAAAAATTACCACAATCAAGTAGAGATACTTTATATACAAACAAAGTAAATCCTATTGCTACATTCCCTGGAACAGGTACAGTAGTATATGGTCAGAAAACATTACAAACTCAAGCATCAGCTTTAGATAGAGTAAATGTTAGAAGATTGTTAATTGCTCTTAAGAACTATATTTCACAAATTGCTAATACATTAGTATTTGAACAAAATTCAACAGCAACAAGAAATGTATTCTTATCACAAGTAAATCCATACTTAGAATCAGTTCAACAAAAACAAGGTTTATACGCGTTTAGAGTAATTATGAATGAAACAAATAATACAGCAGACGTAATTGATAGAAATGAGTTAATCGGACAAATTTATATCCAACCTACAAGAACAGCTGAATTTATTTACTTAGATTTCAACATCTTACCTACAGGAGCAACATTCCCAGCGTAAGGATTAAATTAAATAATATTTATAATAAAGAATAAATAACAAAAAATAAACATGGCAGTATTAGATCCAAACGAAATATTTTTCACAGCGTTCGAACCGAAACAACAGAACCGTTTCATTTTATACATGGATGGTATTCCAGCGTATATTATCAAAGGAGTAAATGCGATAACATTAACACAAGATACAGTAGTATTAAACCACATTAACGTTCAACGCTTTGTAAAAGGTAAAAGTAAATGGGGTGCTATTCAAATGACATTATTTGATCCAATCACTCCTTCAGGAGCTCAGGCAGTAATGGAATGGGTACGTTTACATCACGAATCAGTAACTGGTAGAGATGGTTATAGTGATTTCTATAAGAAAGACTTAACATTAGATGTAGTAGGACCAGTAGGTGATATCGTTTCAGAATGGATTATTAAAGGTGCTATTATTACAGATGTAAACTTTGGAGATTATAGTTGGGATAATGAGTCAGCGGCTCAAAACATCCAATTAACTGTACAACCAGATTATTGTATCTTAAATTTCTAAACCTCCCCCTCCCGAAATACAGGATTAAGATGGCTCGCCTTTTGGCGAGCTTCTTTTTTTCTCATATATTTATATATATAAACATAGTTATAAACAAATCAAATTTATGGAAGAAAACAAATTTAAGGTCCCAACCGAAACTATAGAACTACCGTCACAAGGGCTTCTATATCCCGAATCACACCCGTTATCAAGCGGTAAACTTGAAATGAAATATATGACGGCGAGAGAAGAAGATATTCTAACTAACTCGGCTTATATCAAACAAGGTACAGTAATTGATAAATTATTACAATCATTAATTGTTACTAAATTTGACTATAATGATCTATTAGTAGGTGATAAAAATTCATTGATGATTGCTGCTCGTGTATTAGCATATGGTAAAGATTATGAATTTAATTATGATGGAACAGAACAAAAAGTTGATTTATCATTATTAAACCCAAAACCAGTATCACCAGAAGTAAAAGCAAGTAAAGGAGCTAATATGTTTAATTATACTTTACCTGATTCAGGCAATGTAATTACATTTAAATTATTAACTCACGGTGATGAGCAAAAAATTGATGCTGAAGTAAAAGGTTTAAAAAAATTAAACAAAGATGCATCAAATGAAGGTATAGTAAGACTATGTCATATGATTATAGCAGTGAACGGTGATTCAGAAACTAAATCAATTCGTGATTTTGTTAATAATTACTTATTAGCTAAAGAAGCTAGAGCATTTAGACAATATTATGCTTCTATATCACCAGACATTGATTTAAATACATCAGTTACTAATTCTAGAGGTGCAGAGGAGGACATCGAAGTTCCTATTACTATTAACTTTTTTTGGCCTGACGCCCGAGTATAGATTCTCTTTATTCACAGAAATACATGAAATAGTATTTCATGGTAATGGTGGATATGATTGGCATACAATATATAATATGCCTATATGGTTAAGAAAATTCACATTTAATAAACTTAAAGATCATTATTCTCCTAAAAAAGATGATGTTGTTGATGAGTCAATTAAAAATATGAAATTAGCACCTAAAATCCCAATACAAACACCAACATACAATACAAGGGCATCTAAAAAATAGATGCCTTTGATATTTATAACAAAATAACCTAATAATGGCAGATAAGTTTAAAGGTTTAGATAAAGAAACATTAGCCTCAGCATTGGAGATAAAAAATTCAATGAAGGATATTGGAATGGCTACCCAAGATCTAAACAGAAGACTTCAACGTACAAATAGTATATTAGTTGATGTTGGTTCTGAATTTAATAAAATATCAAAAGCAGCGAATACTGTAGCTGATTTACAAGAAAAAGCTAAAAGATCATCTACAGCAACTAAAGACGCATTTACTGAGCAAATTAAACAATTAAATATTGTTAAAACTCTTAATATTCAAATTGATAATTTATATAGAGCATCAAAAGCTGCCTCAGGTGAAATTAAAGCTAATTTAGAATTACAAGCAAAAAATCTATCAGCTGCTAGAGATAATGCTCAAGCATTAGCTAATGATTTTAAATCAATAGCAGAAAGTTCAGCTGAATTATCTAATTCAACTCTTATATTTAGTACTTTAGCAGAAGTCGCATCAAGTGCTAAAGGATTAAAAACATTTGCCGCTCCTTTTGAAGCAGCAGCTGAAGCATCACGAAAACAAGTACTAGAAAATGCTAAAAGCTTAAGTATTAAAGAAAGATTAAAAGAATTAACAGAAGAAGAATTAGCAACTGGTAAAGGTTTAACTAAACAAAGAATACAAGATCTAGGTTTACAAGATATAGTAGGTAAGAGAGCAGGACCAGCCGCTGCTAACTTACTTAAGACAGCACAAGCAACAGCTAAAACTCAATCAGTTGGTATAGCTGGTTTATCCGCTGGTTTTAAAGCATTAGGTCCAATAATATCAAAAGTATTAGGTCCTGTAGGTTTAATTTTAAAACTTGTAGACATTTTTGTTTTCTTTAAAGATGCTATGTTTGAAGCTGATAAACGCGTAACAGGTATAGCTAAAAATTTAAGTGTAAGTAAAGATGTATCTCGAGCTATATATAGAAGTTTTATAGACTCAAAAGCAGTATTAACCGCCCAATTATCTACTACTAAAAATATAGTTGAAGCATTTAATGAATTATCAGACTTATCTAATTTTGTTAATTTAGCTAATACTAAACAATTAGATACTCAAATAATATTAACTAAAGAAATAGGTGTATCTAAAGAAGCAGCATTAGGATTTCAATCAACTTTAGCTGTTAGTAATATAGAAGCGGATAAAGGTTTAAATATTGTTTATGATCAAATAGCAGCATTTGCAAATCAAAATAAAATTGTAGCTAATGGTAGAAAAATATTTGAAGAAATAAATAAAACTAGTAAATTAACTCAACTTAACTTTAGAGGTAATTTTGAATCATTAGTAAAAACAACATTACAAGCTAATAAATTAGGTTTATCTTTAGATCAAGTAAGTAAAGTAGGAAGTTCATTATTAAATTTTGAACAATCTATATCATCAGAACTTGAAGCCGAATTATTAACAGGTAAAAATATTAATTTAGAAAAAGCAAGATTATTTGCTTTAAATCATGATATTGCAGGACTAACACAAGAAATAGCAAACCAAGGTATAACTGCTGAAAAGTTTACTTCTATGAATGTTATCCAACAGGAGGCTATAGCTAAAGCTTTAGGTATGCAAGCTAGTGAATTAGGTGAGGCTTTATATAATCAAAAATTAATTGAACAAACAGCAGGTAATGTTACTAAAGATTTAAGAGCTCGAGCAGTAGAAGAAGGTAAACTTGGTCATTTGCAAGAAGAAAGATTATTAATGCAAAGAGCTGAAGGTATTGAAAAAGGTTTAATACAAGGTAAAGATATAAAAGCAGCTCAACGTTCATTAGATGTTCAAACTCAGTTTGATAATGCTTTAGAACAAGCAAAAGAAATATTTAGTGATTTTGTTGATGGTGAAGCTTTAAGTAATTTTGCTAAATTTTTAACTTCATTTGTAAAATCAGTTCAAACAAAAGGTTTACTTCTTACATTAACTACAGGTATTAGTGATTCAGCAAAACTTGAAGCTCAAGCTATGTTTTCTAATGAAGGTGAAGATAAACCTTATGGTGATTCATCACAACCTCCTATAATACAAACACCTACAATAGTTACTACTCAACCATTAGTTTCACCAAATGTGCCAATATCATCAAATACTAATAATATTAATGCTATTAGTGATCCATTAGATGCAAGAGCAGCAGAAACTAACAAATTATTAAGAGAATTAAATGAAAACATAAAAAAAGGCGGAAATGTGTACATTGATAGTAAAATGGCAGGAACAGCTACAGCTCAAGGTACATATAAACTATAATAAATTAATATTTATAACAAAATTAAAAACATAAAACTATGGGCTTATTAGACAGATTAAGAAAACAAGGTTCAAACCAAAGTAAATACGGAGGTAATACACCACCAACAAATCCATTAGCAACTAAAGAATCAAAAATGCATGCATTTGGAGAAGCTCCAGGCTACTCATTAAATGGCGCTTTTAACTCAACAGTAACACGTGATTATAATAAGTATGATGATGGAGTGTTAAATACATTACCTCAACCATCAAATCTTGACATTAAAACACCAGCACAAAAATACGTAGACGTTAAACCAGCGTAATGGGATTAAGAGATATCTTTACTAACCCCGCTAAATTTACATTTTACGGAGGGGCAGGCTATCCTACACCAAATGTTTATACAGGTGGTGTGAATGGGGTAGAGCCTCTTTTAACCCTTAAATATGGTAAAGATTCTCCAGGCGGTGGGGCAAGTAGACAACCATTTATAGTAACTCCAATCCCAGGAGCCTCAGCTACTTTTAATACTAATGGTTTAGTTATAGCTCGTTCTGCAAC